TGACGGTCAATATGATGCTTGGGCATGGCGGCGGCAGAAGAGTTTTATGACGGGAACGAAATGGGAGTTGATCAGCAAGGAATTGCTGCCGGACATATTGAAACATAAAACCATAACGATGGAAATAACATGAAACGCGAAGCTCGGGTCATTTTCAAAGTACCTTGGTGGATGGACAATTTTCTTGCCAAAATTAACAAGGGCGAGGTCTATGCGAAAGGTGACAAGGGTGATCCCGGTGGACCTGGCGATAAGGGACCAATTGGCGACAAGGGGCCGGTGGGAGATGTAGGCAATAAGGGAATTGCGGGGGACAAGGGTCTTGCTGGCGATAAGGGATTAACCGGGAATGCGGGGGAAACCGGCCCGTCTGGGAACAAGGGGCCAACCGGAGATAAGGGCTTAACGGGAGATCGAGGCGTCCAGGGTCTCCGGGGCATTGCCGGAGATAAGGGTCCATCGGGTGATCAGGGGTCTATCGGTAATCAGGGACCAGTTGGAGATAAGGGGCCAAGCGGTGACAAAGGATTGACCGGGGATACAGGGGCGAATGGCTCTCCCGGTATTCAAGGTTCGCCTGGTGATAAGGGCGTAGTAGGCGATAAGGGGTTGAGCGGAGATCAGGGACCAGTTGGCAATCAGGGAAACCCCGGAATTACAGGGGACAAGGGCCTACCTGGAGATACTGGAAATAAGGGTGCGACCGGCGATCAGGGTTCCATCGGTAATCAGGGTTCTCCGGGCGCAACTGGCGATAAGGGGGCAACGGGTGACCAGGGAATTCCAGGAAATCAAGGAAGTCCGGGGGCCACGGGCGATCCGGGGGCTACCGGAGACAAGGGCATAGAAGGGGATAAAGGTACGACGGGCGATAAGGGCGTTACGGGAGACAAGGGGCCAGCCGGTGATCCCGGTGCCGGATTAGACCTTCATAACTATCGTCATTATGGAGTTACAACCTACGAGGCCTGGTTTACCTCTCCACGTTCAGGAACGGCACTGGCCGGATCGGCTCTTACGGCGAACCGGATGTATGCCATGCCGTTCATTTGTCCAAAGGCCATCACGCTTGATCAGATCGGCGTTTACGTTTCGACACTTAGCACGACCACGGCACGCCTCGGCATTTATTCCGATAATGGAAACTGTTATCCCGGAAACAAGCTTCTGGATGCCGGAACGATTGACGTGACCGTGACGGGCGCGAAGAAAATTGCAATCAATCAGGCACTCGCGGCCAACACACTCTATTGGCTGGTCATCGTATGCGCAGCTACGCCAGCGATTTACTGTATCCCGGTTGCGGGAGTCATCAATGTCCTCGGGACATCAAGCGCGCTCGGCACGGCACAGAACGCAGGCCTATATGTATCACAGACCTACGGGGCGCTTCCAGGAACCTTCCCGGCCTCGCCGACGATGATTACGGCGGCTCCAATCCCGGCAATATTCTTAAGATTAAGTGCATGAGGAGGCTAACATGTCAATAGGATGGTTTGCAGACCTGGCCGATGCCGAGGATTATTTTATTAACGAGCGTCTGGAGACGGAATGCTGGGACGATCTCCTGGAATCGACGCTCCACCAGGAGACGAAGGCTGTCGTCAATGCCTATAACCGGATTTTCTACGACACTCGCTGGGATCTCCCGACCTATATCACCGCGACTGCGGCTGAACTCACCATACTCCGTATCGTCAACGCGGAGATGGCTTATTACCTGGCCTGTCACATGTCCGACGAGGATCGACGCAAGGGCATCCAGGCGCAAGGGGTTATCAAGGCAGGTATAGTCAAGGAAGATTACTCCGAGGCCATGTTGATGGCATTGCCTGTCCCGCCGGTTGTGGCGGCCATGCTTACTCCCTGGCTTGTTAGCACCTCATTTATCAGTACGGCAAACCTGAGTCGCGATGAGGAGGAATCCGTTAAAACCAAGGTGAGCAATTTCTAAGGCATCGGCATGAAGTTCACGGATCTCCAACGCATATACGGAGCGGCAGGCCACGAGTTGCGGACGCTCCTGCTATCGATAGACCTCTCGACCTTCGATGGCGCAAAGGCCGAGGAGATCAAACGCAAGGCACGGCGCATCGTGACATACCTCAACGGCGTGTCGGGGCGTTGGACTCGGCAGACAATAAAGGTTGCCTATGAGAAGGCCGCTGAGAAGACCAAGGCTCAACTTTGGAAGTTGGGCAGGCGTATCCCACGCGGGATTATGGCTGCACGCTCAGGCCCGAAGGTGGTCGAGGCAACCGCCGATACCGCACTCCTCAAGGCCACGGGTTCGATCATGCGGACGGTCGAGCAGTTCATCTCTGTCGCGCTCATGGGTACGGGCGCGACCAAGAGCATCATCGGGGCCGTGCAGGAGTTCGATTATGAGGATGTTGCGGGATGGATTGAAAATCTTGCCGCAGATGCCGTTAAGAAACAATTATCAGCCAATGTTCTGAAAAAAGAAATCATGGATATTCTACGCGGATATACAACGAAAGAGAACTTCATCAAGATCATGGGCAAAGATGGCATAGAACGCATGTATAACCTCAGAAGTTACTCCGAAATGGTCGCCCAGACAACGCTCGCTCAAGCACAGACCCAGGCAACAATCGATCAATGCGCTCTGTATGAGAATGATCTAGTCCAGGTTTCATCTCATGGGACGGTCTGCGATATCTGCAAGGAATATGAAGGGAATATCTACTCATTGTCGGGAAACGATCCGGATTATCCGATGCTAGATGAGCCGTGTCCGTTTCACCCGAATTGTGCACATGGACTTGAGCCAACCACCGAAGCCAACATCCGATATAGGGAGCGTGAAGGATGATTTCAGCATATCTGGTCGATCACGTGACGGTTGTCAAGGCAAATGGGAATGACCAATGGGGTGAACCGAACCCGACGACGAATGTTGGCACTCGGGGCTATGTCGAATGGAAGACGAATCTTGTCCGCAATCTCGCAGGTGAAGAGATCGTCTCACCGATCCACGTCTATCTTCACATGCGGAAGACCGACAACGCCCTCGGGCGCGCACTCGTGCATGCGGACAGACTCATCGTCGATGGCAGGGAGCGATCCATCATTACCATCCACGAACCAAAGGCATTCTCGCATCCGCATTATGAAATATTTTTAGCGTGAGGATAGTATGGGAATGACCATCGACATGAGCGACTTCGAGAAGGGATTCAAGGCACTGGTGGATAAGGCCGCTCCGGAAGTACTTGCGAAAAGTATATTTGCATCCGGGAATAGATTACTCCAAGATGCGAAAAATGAGGCACCCCAAGCACCATATCTACATGGACCTCTTCGGCGATCCGGCAAAGTCGAACCTCCCCAAACAACTAAAGACGCTGTGGAAATAAAGGTGGGTTTTAATATCGCATATGCCGCACGTTGGCATGAAGCCGAAGCCGGAACAATGCACTTTATAGGTCGGAAACCAATTAATTGGACTCGTAAGGGAAGTGTGCAAAACCCGGGTCCGAAGTATCTCGAAAGCAAAATGTCTAGAAATTCCAAGAGATATTTAGACCTTATTGGAGAAAACCTGAAGTCGCTACTCGGGGGATGACATGATGTTCCAGGAAATCGTAACATTCATCTCGAATCAAACCGGGTTCACTATCGGTACGACACTCCAGGCCGGACACCGCTTGGCCACCGCGCCGGACAGGTGCGTTCTTGTAGCGGAATCGGCCGGTGGAGCGACCGTTCCCGAGTTGCCAGACCGCGCCGACTTCCTCATCCAAGCCCTGAGCCGTGCGAAGACGTACTTCGATGCTCGCGCCGATGCATGGACGGTCTACACGGCACTCCACGGGACGGCCGGATGGAACATGCCGATCCTCTCCGGGAGCGGCGATGATTATATTGCGTGGACGGTCGAGGCGCTCGCCATCCCTCAATATATCGGCCAGGACGTTGACGGCCGCTTCGAGTTCTCGGTCAACTTTATTTTCCGAATGGCACAGGCGTCATGCGGGGCTGGGCCCAGCGGACCCTGATAATAAACAAGTCCTTCAGTTTTTCCTTTCCATTGCAATGAACGTAGCCACATAACTGCGTTTAAATCTATCATTTAGGAGGTTTCGCATGTCCTTGCAGATAAAAGATATGGGACCATGTGAAATTGTTTGGGGCTATGGGGAATCCGGGGCCATCACCCTTGGGCCGTTCCTGGGAGCGACGACCTATAAGGGCGAGACCAAGGTTACGGACATCCAGGAGGAAGGTTATGGCGAGGCTGCTGTCGATGCCATCACAACCGGAACGGTGGCGACACTCGAACTCAAGATGACCCGCTCTACACTCGATCAACTCGACCAGGTGTTTAATCCTGTCACCTCAGGGATTGTGACCGTATCAGGTGGTGAGTACATGATCATGAAGAACAACATCACCTGCGAAATGTATGCTGTGGCGAAAGCGGTTGTTATCAAGCCGATTTGCGACAACGTAGCTTCGGTTGATCCGCTCGAATGGGTCGAAATCTACAAGGCGTTCCCTGTTCCCGGATGGGAATTGACATGGGATCGTTCAACTCAGCGCGTGTTCCCGGTCACGTTCAAAGTGTTCGTGTCTCAGGAAAGCGGCCAGGAAGGCGAGTTCGGCACGATCGGCATGGATCCTTCGTCTCCTACTATGTAAGGCGGTATCGTGACTACAGTTCTTGAAATCGATACTACGAAAAGCCTCTATAAGTCGACGGAGATTGTGATCGATGGTAAGTCATTCCGCGTCAAGACAATTACGCTGGGGGCGCTGGAGGAAATCCAGCGCCTTCAGGCGGACGCGCAGGCAGGGTCTGCGGCGGCCATCCGCCAGATGATTGAATCGGTCCTCGAAGGGCCGACTGAACTCCTGCTGAAACTCACCATTGAACAGGTCGCAAAAGTCATTGAAGCGGCTGTCGGGAAGGCCATCACGCCGGAGGCGAAGGAAAAAAACGGGCGCAGGCCCGGGCGCAAGAAATCGCTTTAATTGCCGGAGAGTTTCCGGGCCTGTTCAGGTTCGCCGATTTCCTTGAAATGGACATAAGGGACTTCTCTGCATGGTCGAGGGAGGCAGCGCGACGGGCGCTTTTGAGGCGATCGGAGATGTATGGAGCATCACTTTTGCCGCATCAGAAAGAGGATTCCATGCGGAGATCGCTCGATGAATTGAACATGCAGTTTTATGAGCTAGACCACGGAGATGCCATCGAGAAAGTGGAAGCACAGGCGAAACGGAGACTTGAGCAAATGAAAGAACGTCGGAGAGGTGCAAAATGACCGGCGGCGGATTTATGGCAGGGGCGATTGTCGGAAAATTACTACTCGACAAGACGGGATGGAACCAGTCTATCTCGGCGGTCGATAAGGATGCGGCAAAACTCAAGGATTCCGCAAAGCAAATCGGAGATCAATTCCAAGCCGCCGGGAAGGCTATGGCTATCGCTGGAACGGCCGTAGTTGGTGCCCTCGGTGCGATGATCGTGAAGGCCGCCAGATACGGCGATGAAATGGTCGAGATTTCCCAGAAGGTTGGGATCAATGTTACGACCCTGAGTTCCTACAAACTTGCCGCCGATAAAACCGGAACGTCGATTGATGGGATGGCCCGGGGATTAAAGTTCTTATCGGCGAACATAGTCGAAGCGAGCAATGGGACAGGGGATGGTGCTCGCATTTTCAAGGCTCTCGGTATCAGCGTTACCGATGCGACCGGAAAACTTCGGAGTACGGACGATGTTCTCGCAGACGTGGCCCAAGCGTTTTCGGGGTTGGAGGGCGGAGCCGTAAAGACGACGACCGCCGTCAAATTATTCGGAAGGTCCGGCATGGAGATGATTCCGTTCCTCAATCTGGGAGCGGACGGCATAAAGAAAGAAAGAGAAGAGGCTGAACGCTTAGGTCTTGTCCTATCTGGGCCTGCCGCCGAAGCACAGCACGAATTTAGCCATCAGTTGACGGCTCTGAAAGACGGTGTGCAGGGTGTCGCAATCACAATCGGGACGATCCTGATTCCCGTCGTCAAGAGCGTGGTTGATTCAATGGTCAACCTGGCGGCCGGGATTACGGCAGCAGTTAAAGCGCATCCCGAACTCGTCAAGGTTTTGGGATCGGCGGGTCTCGCGTTGGGTTCAGTCGGGGTGGCTATTGGCTCGGTCATTATGCTCCTGCCGCGCTTCATGGCCGGCCT